TAGGTTGGCTGACTTCTACATCGTGGAGGATGAAAACGGCGACATCACTGAATGCTATCGGTATTTCCGACTAAACCTGCGTGAAGCCTACAAGACGTTTGGCGACAACCTGCATCCTGACACGCTTGATGAAATCAAAGAGATGGGTGCATCTGCACCAACTAGCTCTCTTGACGAAGACAGCGATCTTGAATTTGTGCATGCAATCTATCGCCGGCACACCAGAGACATCTTCAAGTTGGATTACACCAATATGAAGTATGCCTCGATGTACATCGACCTCAAAAACAAGCATTTGGTTAGCAAAGGTGGTTATCGCAGGATGCCGTTCTTGGTACCCCGGTACTCCAAGGCCCCAGAAGAGACGTACGGCCGCTCTCCAGCCATGTCGATTCTTCCCGGGATCAAGGTCGCCAATGCTCTGTCTCGCTCCGTCTTGGAGGCCACAGAGCTTGGCATCAGGCCGCCAATAACAGTGCCGGCCAACGGCGTTGAGGGCCCTATCAGAACAAGCCCAGGATCGATTATCTACACACGCCAAGGATCTCGTGACCAGATCAAACCTCTAGTTACAGGAGCCAACCCTGTCATTGGCAACCAGTTGCTGGAACGCCAAGAGGCACGTATTGAGAAAGCATTCTTTCTCGACAAGCTCAAGCTGCCCGACAGCGACCGTATGACGGCTACTGAGATCATCCAACGCCGGCAAGAGGGCCTGATGGCTGCTGCTCCTATCTTGAGCCGCCTGTATACTGAGTTCTTGGACCCGTTGATTAGCGTCACGTTCGAGATTATGGCCGAGAAGGGCATGATACCTGAGCCCCCGCCATCGATGCGTAATATTGCGTATGCACCTGAGTATCGCTCTCCAATGGCAGTGTCCAAGCGGTCTGCTCACACGCAGGCGTTCCTGCAAGCCATCCAGATTGCTGGGCCTTTGATTCAAACCAACCCAAATGTCATGATGAACATTGACGCAGATGCAGCATTTAGAGACATCTTCTACTCTTCTTCTGTAGACCCAAGCTACTTGCGGACGGCAGAAGAAGTTCAAAAGATGCAACAAACCCGTGCTCAAATGGAGCAGCAGGCTCAAGAAGCATCACTGGCCGAGCAGCGGGCCTCAGCTGCACAACAAACCGCAGAAGCAACAAATATTGCACGAGAGGCAGGTATGAATGTCAGGTGAGCAAACAAACGCTGAAAGCGACACCCCACGTCGCCGCATCGCACAACTTTTTTCCACCGAACTGGGCAGGCAGGTTCTGCATGACCTCCTTCGGCAGGAAGAAATCTATTCCCTGCAGTTCAGGGAAGACCCACGTGTCCAAGCCTTTGAAGAAGGGCGAAAATCCTTGGTCTTGGAATTCTTGTCATCTGTCGCTACACTGCAGGGGCAAGACTCAATACAAACCTTTTATTCTTACGCCCTTGAGGATTTCTAATGGCATTAGGCGCAACACTCGATTCTGGCTTCATCATCACTGACCATGACAGGCTGTCTCAGCCCATGCAGATTCCTTCTTTTTGGAACTTGGTCATCGAAAACGCCAAGACTGGCGGTAACAGTGGGACGTTCATTACGAACCCAAACAGCACGATTACCGACTCCGGCAACCATATTCTGAATTGCAATGCTGGCACTAGCGTGCGAATCATTGCTCGTTACACCGCAAGTGCAACATTGAGCACTGATCCAATCATCCAAGTGTTTGGTCGTACGGTAGCCAACACTTCTGCCGGCACGCCAACCGCAGGTCCATGGACCAGCCTGTACAACAAAGCTGGTAACCTCGAACTGACATTGGCTGACTCCGCGTCAGACACAAACGATGGCACTTTCGAGTACACCCTTGCTGACCCAGATGCCAACACTTTTGATCTGGATGGCAACAACCAGATTCTGGTTGGCTTGAAAACTGCTGCAGCTGGCCCCACTGACGTAGACATCTTGGCCAAGGTGATCTAATGACTTTCGCAGACATGATGCCCATCATGAACGTGTTTGTTCTTGTGGCGGGTGCTGTCTGGTCGGTCGCTAAAATTACTGCTGCAGTAACCACCCTCACGGCCTCCGTGAATCGGCTTGAGCAGTCAGTTGATAAGATGGAACGTAGACTATGCGACCACGAAACGCGATTGTCGCACTTGGAAGCCTCGCGCTAATAAGCTGCGCTTCTAACCGAGCCCTGCCACCGGGGTGGGTGCCGCCTTTGGAGGCCCCCCAAGACCCCACGTTGAGCCCTCTGACTTGGGCAGGGGGCATATCAGTGATCGGCGGTATTTTGATCATGACGGCAACCAGATCTCTGGGGCTGCCAATGAGGGGGCAAATCCCTCTCGTAATAGGAATTCTCCTAGTAGTTGGCACGTGGGCGATCCAAGTTTACATGGACGTGGTAGTATTACCGATAGCCATCACGGCAGGAGTTCTCGCGTCGATGACTCTGATTCTGTCATTCATAAAGCTCTTGAAGGAACACACATGCTTCTCACTTCGTTCTCTATTTCCGTTACCGCAGTTATTCTCGCGTATATTTTTGGGGCAGCAACCGGACCAGCCGCGTGGCAGTGGTTGAAGTCTCGCGGTAACAAGTGGTGAATGCTAAGTTTCTAGCATTTAGCTGTGTGCATGCGCCTCACGCAAGCGAGGCCGGCAAAGAGTTTCTACTCCAATCAATTGAAGAACATAGGCCCACGCATGTCATTTGTCTGGGCGACCTGCTAGATGCAGCAGCTGCCTCAGTCCACCCGGACGAGACGAGCCACGATCTGGTAGATGAGTTTGCCTTTGCTCACGACTACCTGCGAACCATCCGACACTATGCAGGCGATGCAGAATATGTATGGATACATGGAAACCATGATGACAACCTACGTGCCAAAGATCCTCGACGTATTCCGAAGCAATTACGATCGCTGGCGGACTGGAACAACTCAGCAGCTTTTGGAGGAGAGTTCAAAAAGTGGAAACAAATACCCTATGTCAAATCACCCAAAGGCGTCTACCAGCTCGGACAAGTGTTCTTCTACCACGGTTTCGATTGTGGAGTTAATTCTGACAACACAGAAGGATTGCAGATGGCTTACGCATTGGGCGGGCATCCATGGCGTTTGGCCATCAGAGGACATACCCATCGACCCACAACTGTTACCCAGTGCAAAGCAGGAACCAAAGTCATGCTGCCGTGGTTCTACGCCAATGCAGGAAGTATCGGGCTTGGAGACCAACAGCCTCGATATATGCAAAGAAAAGACGTCACCCAGTGGGGAGTAGCTTGTGTTGTTGGGGAAGTCAACACCAAGATCCGAGTGCCCCGTTCATCTGGCAAGGAATGGGAGGCGGAAACGTGGCAACTGCAAAGCTGATGGACATAGTTATGGTGCACTGGGTTGACAGTTGCGAGCCGCAGCCCAACTCAGAGATCGAAGAGCAGGACATACCTGGTGTTCAAGACATCATTCAGGTAGGGTATTTGGTTAAGAAAACCAAAGATGCAATCAGTGTCGCAGGTGCTTGGAAGCAGGAGCTCAAAACCTACGACTACGTGATCACGATACCCAAAGTGTCAATTAGATCAGTTGAAGTGCTGCTTACAGCTCATTAACAATGCCAAGACCAGAGCCGTGGTAAAGGACTTGCCAGTTGACTACACCGTTTGCGGTAGCTCCAGCACCCTTCATCACAATCTCTTGCAGCCCGTCTGTCTGCACTGTTTCAAGATCGAAGTTGAAAGCAGAGCTGTAGGCGGTTCCAAAATCTAGCACGCCAGTGCTGCTTGTGGATGTCGCCGTAATGTAACGGTCATCATCACTAGCATCTCCAACCTGCATGGTAGTCGAGCTGCCAAGTGCTGCGTGGTGCACGCGGATCGAAGTTATGATTGAAAAGGCAGGCAGCTTTGCCAAGACCAACTCATCACCAACTGCAAAACTAGACAGTGTGGCAGTGCCTGATGTGACCATCAGTGGGGCGTTGACCTTGCCCAGAGTGCCGTTAGCGGATGTTCTAGTAGCTGACGTAGAAGTCTTTGTGACTGAAGCTGTGATAAAAGAAGGAGTTGATTTTGTCATTTCTTCTTACCACCCTTTTTGCCTCCACGTTT